GACTGATTCTATCGAGTGTGCCCGACAGGGCTTTAAGGCCCCCAGATGGATGAGTTGCAATTGTCGGGGCCGCCGTGTTTATCAGAACGCCGGAGTTAACCCAAGTATTTGTCGATGCATCGTGCAGTGTAAGCTGCACCGATCCATAAACCAAATAAGTTGCGGCCGATTGGCCAAGGACAGGGAATCCATTCGCAAATGAGCTTGTGACTACTGAGGTCGTCAGAATACTGGCGTTTGCAAGATATCCCGTAGTTTCAAGCCCGCCCGAGTCGCCAATCTGGAGAATCCACTGGCTTGTCCCGCTTGCGGAGACACCATTGAACGTAACGGTGATTTTCTTGGCCCATGCGGGAATGGTCGTGGACAGCGCAACGGATGTCCCGGAAGTCGTGGCGACGGGCGTTAAATGAAGCGGCCTTGTCGGCGGCAAAAGAGCTGGCTGATAGCTCGCCACAGTGACCTGGTTGGCCGCATGGGCGTAGCAGATCGCCACATCCCCAGCGGCGGTTGTGATATTCGCGCCTCCAGGAAGAATCAGGTTCGTGGCATGGTGGGTAAAGGTCAACGCCCCGTCGAATTGAAGGGTGAACCAAGTCCCGGCTGAGACCGTGATCGCAGTAATCGTCGTGGTGCCGGTGATATCGAACGAGTTCCCGTCCGTGCCTAGGACGAGAGTCGTGGCGCTGGCGATATCGGCGCCTTTGTTGCCGACGATCGCCTTGGTGAACGTATTGATGCCGGAGAACGTGTTGGCGCCGGAGAACGCATTGTCGGAGATCAGCCCGGGCACGCCCAGCGCGGTTCGTGCAGCCGCGGCGGTCGTGGTGCCCGTGCCCCCATCCGAGATACCGATCGGCACCGGAACGACGCTGCCGCCGGCCTCCGCGAACTCGCCGAACGTGATCGCCTCAAATCCGCTGAGGTCAGCCTTGTAGCGCAGAATCTTGCCGCTCGCGGGATCGGGGAATGTCAGGCCAGAGTAAGCGGAGCTTTCCGTCAGCTTGAGCGCGCGCCCAAGTTCCTCGCTGCGCTGCTGCAGCATGCGCACGATCTTGTCAATCTGCTGCTCGACCGCATCGGAATTGAACGCGCCGCCGGCGGGCAGATCGGTGTCCTGCGTGTTAGCGAGATTGGACTTGATGGTCAGAGTCTCGCCGGATGCCGGCGTGTAGTCGGTCGGCGTGGTTAGGACCGTCACGGTTCCAGTGCTGCCGTTTCCGCCCGATACAGTGTATTGCGTCCCGCGCGTCCATTCGGTTTCAACTCCGGTCGCATCGACACTCAGGATCAGTTTCAGGTCATCGGCATCCCAGAACACGAACGTGACCGGGAACGATATGGTCGCCCCGTCGCCGGCGTACTGGATCGGCGTATAGTCGGCTGTAAGCGTCATCTCAAATCCCTCGTTCGCCGCTCGAGCTCGTGGTCGAGGTTGAGCCAAAGGGCGAACCACAGATCCCATGGCGCCCTGAGAGTATCCTCATATCTCTGCGCGGACCAGAGGCTTGCAACGAAGACCGCCGCACCGACGGTCCAGTGCCCCTGCGTGGCCGCGACCACGATGACGTAGGCCCAGGCCGTGGCGGCGCTTCCGAGCAGCGCGAGCGAGCCCATGAGGAAGATCAGCGCAGACAGCCCGGACATGATGCGCCGGATCATTGCGGCAGCTCTATGCCAAGGCCGGCTGGCGCCCGGCGCGCCCGTTCCTCGCCGCGGCGCCCCTCGAGCCAGTCGCGGAACTGCGAGAACTCCGGCATGTCCATGATCTCCCGCTGGGCCAGATCGCGGTACTGCCGGACGGTGTTGCGGATGAACTCGGCCTTGCCCCCGTCCTTGCCGTCCGATTTCATATCGTAGACCTCGGACAGCGGATGCTTGCCGGTCACCACGGCATCGAGGAAATCCTTGGCGCCCATGCCCCAGGCCGGATGCTTGGCGTCGTTGCCGGCCAGGCGCACATAGGCGTCATAGACCTTGGGCCAGTCGCGGAAGTTGACGTCGACGCCCTGGAAGCTGGACTTCTTCTTGATCCGCCTCACGTCGGCGACCAGCCGGGAGATCTCGCGGTCGATCGGCGAATCGCGCACCTGACTCACATAGATCGGCGACAGCGTGTCATAGACCGGGCCCAGCCCGCTTTCCGGCTTGATCTCCTTGCCCCAAAGGTCGCGCTTCGGGATCAGGCGCTCCGACAGGCCGGGCAGGCGGTTGACCACCGCATCGAAGGGATCGAACACCTCTCGCGAGACCGGGTCGATCATCCGCTCGACCATTGCCACGCCCGACGGCACGAACGATCCGACGAACTGGTTGATCTCGCCCGGCGCGTACCGGCTCGGGTCCGCCATCATCTCGAAGAAATTCGCCATGCCGCGCAGGTAGGTTTTCGATACCGAGACCTGGGCGACCGAGGCGATCATCTGGGCCATGAGCTCGGTCCATTCGTCGACGTCATCCGGGTCGATCTCGCCACGGGTCATGGCCTCGGTGAAGTCGGCCGCGAAGCCCATGGTCATGCCGAACGGATCGGCGCGGTTGTAGCTGTACCACTTGTCTCCAACGCGGATCGAATAGGGCGTCCGACCTTGGCGCAACAGCGCCTCGCGCTCGCCCTGATCCTTCGGCCCGCGGCCCGTGACCATGCCGGACATGGCAAGATCGGCGGCCAGCATCATGATACCGGTGCCGGTGCCCATGCGGGCCAGCGCGAGATCGGCGCGGGCGCCGCCGGCGGCGATGTCGGCCCGCCACTGGCGAACCAGCGGCGCTGCGATCGACCGCTCGAAGGCATAGCGCGCGATATTCACCGGCGTGCGCACGAACGGCATGATGAAGACCAGCGGATTGGCCGCGCCGCCCGCGCTGCGCAGCTTCATCAGGGTCTGACCGAACCACTCGGTCTGGTTCGTGAACGTGTTGTAGAGCGCCGCGTCCGCCGCGGCCATGCGGATATTCTCGGGTGCATCGGCCAGAATCTGTCCGATCCGCTCGCCGAGTGCCTGGCCCTGCAGCCCCTCGGACGCGGCCTGGCGGAATGCCTGGGCATGCAGCTCCATGCGATAGCCGATCGACTTGAAGAACTCGTCCTCGGCGACCAGGGCCCGGCCCGGCGACGATATGACTGCGCCGACGTAATCGACCGAGCGCCCGACCGCCCCGGCCTCGTCCAGGTTCATCGCCGTGGAGCTGATCGCCCGCGCCGCGCCGCGGTTGAACCGGCGAGGCAGATCCAGCTTGCCGAGCATCTTGCCCATTTCGGTTTCGCCGGTCTTCAACGACTTCCAGGCCATGCGGAAGCTGTCTTTCCATCCCGACATCAAGCCATAGAGCATGGCCGCCGATTCGCCGGCCGCCACGCCCTGGCCCGGTGCCGCGCCGCGCGCCGCGGAGATACCCTCGGCCGCCAGGCGTTCGTACATCTGCATGGTGACGACCATCGAGTTGGACGCCGTGTTGACGATGTGCGTGGTCGGCGAGCTCAGCAGCGCGTTGATCCAGTACTCCTTGACCGCATCCGTCGTGGTCGCCGCCCAGCCCTTGCGCACGAAGCCGGCCATGGCGCCTTCCGGCGTTCCGGCCGCCCGCAGGATCATCAGGCGCCGGGCCATCTCCTGGCTGGTCTGTGCGCCGCCGGTCGCCTGGATCAGGTCATCGATGGCGCGTGCCGTCTCCGCGCCGCCGCCGCGCTGGGCGATCTTGATCGCGTTGAGCGCCCGGCCCGATTCCGCCACGGCGCCCAGGAACTCGCTCTGCACCGCGTGGTGCACGGCGAGCATCTTGCGGAACATGAACTGGTCGACCGCGCTGGCGGTCGGGGCCGCGGCCTTCTCGGCGACCTCGAACAGCTTGGCGGTCGAGGCGTCCATGACCTTGCCGGCCGCCACGATCTGCTCGGCATTGTAGGCCATGCCCCTGGTGCGCGAGATCAGATCGGCCGGCGACATGCCCAGCCGCTCGGCCATGCGGGCGGTCTCGTCCAGCCCGATCTTGCCGCGCCGGGCCTCGTCGATCGAACCGGAGAACGCCTCGGCGGTCTCGCGGAAGACCCGCTTCAATTCCTCCGGGCCGTCCATGCGGGCGAAGTTGATGGTGATCTCCGGCTCGCCAAGAGTTTCCTTGGCCGCCAGCTTGGCCCCGGACTTCGCCGCGCCCTTGACGGCCCGCGCCGCCACCGCATCCGGCACGCCCGTCTCGGTCACCTTCTCGGCGGCGGCCAGCTTGCCCGCTTCCTTGCCGGCCTGGCCCTTGCGCGTCACCTTCACCAGCGTATCGTCGCCCACATCGCCCAGCGCAGCGAAATCCTCCGGCTTAACCCGCGGCGCCGTCGCCAGCTCGTCGATCGCCCCCACACCGGCCTCACGCGCCGCCCTGGCCGCCGCGTAGCGGTTGCGCAGGTACTTGGCACCCCGGAACACGCCCTCGGTCAGGACGCCCAGCCCAGCGCCTTCCAGGGCGTTCTTGAACCGCTTTTCCAGTTCGCTGTCGCTCGGGTCCGATTCGAGGTATCCGGTCAGCTCGTTCTCCGGCAGCCCGGCCGCGACCCACAGGTCGGCAAGCCGCTTGGCATCCGGGTCCAGCGCCACGAAATCGGTCACCGCACCGGCCGGAATGCGGGCCAGGCCCGGGCCCACCACCTTGGTCGCGACCTTGAGCCCGGTCAGGAAGCGGGTCGCCTCGCGGATGAAGCCGCCGGTCACGGACTCGCCGCGCGGCACTTCCGGCTGTATTTGTCTGGCATACAATTCGCCAAGGGCGTTAGATCGCTTCTTGGCGGCGGCCTCGGCCTCGGCGACACTCTTGAACCCCGGCAGCTTTTGTCCCGTGTCAGGATCAATGCCCTTGTTCTCGACAACTATCCGGATTGCTTCATCCTCGGATACTTCGTTACCGCCATAAATACTTGGAATATTTGTTGGTTTTCCGGCATTGAGGCGAGGGTCCGTGACGGTAATTGTGCGTTCAGTCGAAATCGAACCGTCCGGGTTGTAGACAATAACTCGCCCCTCGGCTGTTCTTTCCGGTCTGCTGCCTGGCCCGCGGCCTGCAAGAGTCGTCGCCGGTTCCTGGATCAGATGATCGATCGCCTCGACGCCCGTGTCCGGCACCGGGATTCGCAGGTCGGCGACGTTCTCGTTCAGCCAGTCGCCCAGATGATCCGCCGCCGTGAATACCTGATGCACCATGTCCGAGACACCGCCCAGCATTTGCTTGGGCGCCTCGACGATGCCGCGGCCGACGTCGGATGCCACGGCCCCGGCCCCGGACAGCACGCGCTCGCCGAATGACCGCTCGTCGGCGGCCGGCGGCGCGGCCGCGGGCGCCTGTTGATCTGGCGCCGGCGTTTCACCGGAGACATCCTGCCCGCCCGGCGCTTCCTCGGCCTGCATCTGCTGCATGAAATCGGCGACGGTCTTGGCCGCCTGCCCGGTCGCGCGCTGATCCATGTACTCGGTGCCGGCATCGTCCGGGCTGAGAAGTTCGCTCATTTCGGCGCCTTCTGGTCATTGGTCTTGCGGGCCAGCACGCCTTCCCATGTGTTGAGGGATTCGATCTCGCGCGCCGCCTCGGTATCGCTCAGATCGCCCGACTGGATGCGCCGCGCCAGATCCCGCCGGGCGGCGTTGACATGCTCGATCGTCACATCCCGCTTCGATCCGGCGAACCCGCGCGGGCGCGGCAAGGCCAGGGACATCTGATCGAACGCCACGTTCTGATACTGCGACCGGATGGCCCTGGCCTGCTCGATCGACTGCTCGAATGTCGCGTCGGGATGCGCCGCAGCCCAGGTGTCGTAGTCGACCAGGGCGTCGGTCTGCGCCGCGGTAAGGGCGGCCCGCACGAACGGATCGGCGCCGAGCTGGCCCGGGTCCAGCCCGTTCGAGACGTAATCGCGGCCGCTCTTGTACGGGCTCGCCGGCCGGTCATCGGCCAGCGCCGCCTTGTTCTGGTTCATCAAGGTCCGGTACGTGTCGGACTTGAGCTTGCCGGCCGCCAGGCCCTCGCTGAGGTCGCGCGATATGTCCTCGGTATGCAGGCGCGGAATGACGTCGAGCAGGAAACCCGTATCGTCCTCCTTCGATCCGCCTTCGAGCAGCTTCACCGCGCCCTTGTATTCGGCAGGGCTGACGCCGGGATGGTTTTTCAGCGCGTCGAGTTGGGCGGCCGACGGCGAATCGCTGTCGTAGAACGTTTTGAGCAGCGCATCGCCATCCTCTTTCATGCGCTTCTCGGCCAGCTTGTCCTGGCGCTCGGCCTCGGCCCGGCGCTTGGTGGCCAGCGCATCGGAGCGACGGGTCGCGGTATCCAGCAGGGTCTGCCGGCGCTTCTCGTCCAGGTTCGGGAACAACTCTGGATCGACCAGCATCGTGGCGGCGCGGTCCGGGTCCGCCGAGATCTGCTGCATGGCCTCCACTTCGTCGAGCCGCCCGGCGAAGGTTCGCTTGCGCTTGCCCGCCTCCTCGGCCGAGATGATTCCGCCGGCCGCGGCGTCGTCGATCGTGCCAATGGCCTGGGCCACTGCAAGGTCATGGTCTTCCGGCCGGGACGCCCCGGCGGCAACGCCGGCGAAGGTATCGAGCGAAGTATCAAGATCGGCGGTCGCGGCATCGACGACCCGCTTGTTAGCCAGCCGGCGCGCATCGTAGGCCTGGCCCAGCGCCATCGCCTCGAAATTGGATCGGAACTCAGCCTTGCCCCGATCATCCAGATCCGCGCCGTAGGCCTCGAGCGCCGCCTCGGCCCTGGCCTTGAACTTGTCGGGATAGCTCTGGTAGTCGGGATCTTGTTCGAGATCGAGCACGAATGCCTTCAAATCCGCCGTGGCGCGGGCCGTCGCGGACTTGACCGCGGTCGCCCGGCGGGCGTCCTGCGCTGCCTGGCTGACCTTCGCGATCGAAGCCCCGAAATCCGCGATGCCGGAGCCGAGCTCCTGCAGGCCCTGGCCGACGGCGCCGCCGAATGCCCCGGAGGGCACGTTGATGTTGGGCGAGGCCAGCTTGACGCCCGGGTCGGAGGCAAGGCGCACCGTTGGCACGTCGGCCGCGCTGGGCAGCGCAACGCCGCGACGGCTGCGCTCCGAATTTGGAATCCGCGCCGGGAGTTCAATTGGCATGGCGATTATCCGCCATAGGCGCCATAGGCTCGGCCGGCCCCGCTGAGCAGAAGCGAACCGGCACGCAGAAAGCCGCCGGTCTTGGCGTTCTTGCCGGACGCCCGGTAGAGCGGCGCCTCGGCGGCCTGAAATCCGGCCTGGTATTCCTGCTGCTGCGCCTGCTGCTCGAGCCGGGTCACCGCCGTGTCGGCGCCGGAGCGGATGCGCAGCGCCTGCAACTCGACCTCGCTGGCGAAATCCTCGGAGACCAGAAGCGGCGATCCTGATCCCTGCTCTACGCCGGCGGCGCCGAACCGGGCGCGCCGCGCCGCCATGAGCCGGGACTGCTCGCGCCGGAAATCTTCTTCGGACTGGCGCCCGACAACCTTCTCGCGCTCGGCCTGCTGGCGGGTGATCTCGGCCTGCTGGCGCGTCACCGCCGCCTGCTGCTCGGCCAGTTGGGCGCGGTAATTGGCTTCGTTGGATGCCGCCTGTCCCTGGCGGATCGCGCCGATCGCGCTAACCGCCGAGCCGATCAGTGGAATCGCGATCAGTGCAGCCTGCATTCGAACGCTCCATTGACCGGATCGAAGCCAAGCCGGCGCAACCATGCGGCCGACCTTGGGGAATCGGTCTCGGCCCTGATCCTGGAATACCCCATAAGGTGCAGACCTTCAAGGAACTGCCGCGCCAGGCGGTGCATGGCGACCGGATAGCGGCGCGCCCCGACGGCCAGAGCAAGGCCGACCTCTACCGCCCCGTCCTTGTCCCACGCCCCGGCGATCGCCAGAACCTCGCCGTCGCACAGAAACGCCGCGGCCTGCCCGAACTGTTCCGCGGGGATCTCGCCGGCCAGCGGCTCCTCCGGCACGAAGCGCGCCAGATGCTCGGGCGTCAGCGGCACGGCTTCGATCATTTGAGCTCCTTGGTGTCGATCTCCGGCGCCATAGCCAGCAGCGTGAACGGCGCCGGGTCGTCGGATTGTATCACAACGCGCGGATCGGTTTTCCAATCGTCGTCCCATTCGGCGAAATACTCGCCCGTGTAGTAGGGCACGGCGGTGTCCATCAGATCGTCGAGCTCCCGGAAATCGACCTTGCGCAGGGTCGATGCATTCGGCCCGAAGCTGATGGTGTGCGAATTGAGAACGACGAAGGTCACGCCGAAGATCTGCTTGGTCTTGCCTAGCGGCGTGCCGGCCACGGTCCCGGGCAGCATCCGCAGCGACTTGATGGTGTGCGTGTAGCCGAGTCCGATCTGGACCACGGAATAGGAGCCGTCCAGCGTGATCCCGCCGGCGCTGACCGTGCGGTCGGGATGAATGGACCCATCGGCCAGGATTTTCACCGTCTCGCCTTCGAGGTGATCTAATCCGGTGATCGATGTCGTCGCCGCGCCATCGTAGGTGATGAGCGAGTCCGCGTAGTAGGCATCCTCCTGGTCGTCGCTGGTCTCCCAATCGCGTTCGAGGACCTCGATATACCGCTTGGTCGCCCCGTTGATGGTGCGCTTGACAATGACCCATACCTCGTCGCGGTTGGCCGACGACTGAACCTGTCCGGCGCCCGCCTCGCCCGGATTGGTCGACACGCTTTCGGCCACGGCCTGGCCGGTTCCAAACGATCCGCCGATGACGTGACGGGCCCAGCCCACCACATCCTCCTCGCGGCGGAACGTCATGGAGAGCAGCGTGCCGTCGTTGCGGATCGACCAGACCAGACCGTCCGGCTCCTCGGCGTGCGCCATCTCGACGATGCCGCCGCGCGCGATATGCTGGGCCAGGCGCGTCATGTCGAAGGCCCGGTAGCCGTCGACCGCGAAGTCGAACCCAAGCTCGCGGACCTTGCGCATCGCGCGCTGGACGAAAAGGACGATTCCGCCAATCCGCAGAGGCTCGATATCCGCAGAGCCGTGGCTGGTCGCCGGTTCGACCACCACGTCACTTGGCGTCACCACGGCACCGACAGACGAGACCGTCCATTCGCCGCCGACCGTGCCGATGACCATCGTCGCCTTGCCCGCGCGCATCCAGAGAATCGCGTTCACGTCATCGGCCGATATCGTGTAATTGAAGGCGTCGTCATCCTCGACCGTGCCGCTCAGATTGTCCGGCGTCTGGTTCTCGAAATCGGCCGTCTGCGAGGCCGAGAAAGTCTGCGGCTGCTCGGCCGTGTTCGCCGCGAACAGCCGCTGCTGGTAGAACATGCCGCAGCTTGGATAGCCGGTGGTGCCGGACCATGCGCCCAGGCGGAACGATGTCGCGGCGGTCGGCGTGGCCTGGAATGCCTGCCGCACGTCGGCGACGGCGACGGTGGTCGAGGTGATCGATGTGATGACCGCGTAGCCCCAGGCACCGGTGCCGCCCTTCTGATAGCGCACCAGGCGCCCGACGTCGGTGCTCAGCCATCCCTGGTCGTTGTTGACCCCGGTGATGGCCGAAAGCGTCAGGTTGATGCCCAGGCCCGATGCCGCGGAAGGCGTCAGCGTCGTGGTCGTGGCGTTCTGCGTCAGATAGGGTCCATCGACCCACGCGACCTCGACCATGGACCAGGAATTGTCCGCCAGTCGCTGCAGCTTGTAGGTCGGATACGAGCCATGAAAGAGATAGAGCACGTCGGCGGACTGGGGGCCGTCAATCGTCGGGAGATCGGCCTCGGCGTAGGGCGTTTGGACCTCGACCGCCGCATCGTCGATCAATGACACGTTGTCGATCTGGACATCCTTGTCCCGGAAGATGCCGCGATTGCGGAACTGGACATAGAACGTGGTCGCGCCCGGCGTGAACGAATAACAGTGATATCCGACCTCGAATATCTTGTCGGCGACCAGCTCGTTACCGGTCGTCGTCGTGCCGATGCGAAGCTCGATCCTGTCGCCCGGCGCGCCGATGACCTGGAATTTGAGCGCGTGGCTTACCGCGGTGAAAGGCGCGCCGATGGTCACCGCCTGTTCGGCCCAGCCGATGTCGTCGGCCGCCGATCCGCTGGTTTCCAGCGTCATGCGGTTATTGGTGGCATCGTGGCTGATCTGGTTGCCGGCGCCGCCCGTCGAGTTATCGGTCCAGCCGCTCACGTCCGAATCGAAGGTGCCGTTGGTGATCGCGCCGTCGGTGTCCTCGACGACGATCTGCGCCTGATGCCGGTAGAAGCGGAATGCCTGCTCGCCCATCTCGATCTGATAGGGCTGCGTCGTCGAAAACTGGAATCTCTTGAGCCGGCCCTTGACCGACGAACTCTTGACCTCCGCGACATAGCGCGTGCCGGCCCGGCGCATCTCCCCGCCTTCGGACAGCGGAATGATGTTGACCGCCGTCTCCAGGCCGGCCGGATACTTGGCGAAATCGAGCCGGGCGGAAAGCCGCTCGCTCAGCTCTCCGGCGTTACCGGATGGAATGAGCGGGGAAGTCTCTGGCATTGATCAGCGGGGCCAGCGGCTCGACGGCCAGGATTGGCGCGAGGAGGCCCAGCTACCCGGCGGGCGGCGCGGCGGCGGCGAGCCCAGCGCATCGGCCGACTTGGCGCGGTTGATGTCGCGGGTCGACCGCTTCTCGAATGCGTCGTGCAGGGTGTTCGAGTTGGCGATCGGAATGGCCATGTCGCGGGCCAGCGAGGTCGACAGCGCCTTGCGGAAATCGGCCGGCATGCGGTTCGGATCGGTGACCTTGTAGATGTACTTGAGATAGACCGTCTCGGACGAGCACAGCAGAGCGCCGACGCCGGCCACTTCCGCTTCCTCGTAATTGAGCGCACCGCTGCCAGCGTCGTTGTCATGAACCGAGACGGTGCGCATCCAGTCGGCCGGCAGCGCATAGGCGTAATCGAACTCGAACGTCGGCGCCGTGCTGAGCCTGGCCAGCGAGGCCAGCTTCTCGGCGAAGTTCCACTTGTGCGAGCGCAGCAGATCGTCGCGCACCGCATCGTAGATGTCCTTGGCCACGTTGGCGTTCTTGGAGCCATCGGTCAGAGACGTGATGCGTGCCCCGCCGATCAGCCGGAGCCCCACATTGACGATCTCGGTCTCGCTGGCCATCGGGCTTATGCCGTCTCAGGCAACGGAATCTTGCCGGCCGCCATGTCGTTGGCCTTCTCCTTGTCCGCCTCGAAGCAGATCTTGACGTCGCCGCGCTTGATGTCGTAACCGCGCAGCGCGACGTTCCAGACCGCCCGCAGTTGATCGTCCGGCGCCGCGGTCGGAACCGGCGCAACCTGCTGGCCGACCGTCCGCCAATCGGTCCACCGCTGGACCTTGTAGGCGATCTCCTCGACCTGGCGGATGTCGCGGTCGTTGAGCTCGTGGGTCCGCAGCGTGGCGGTGCGCGAAATCACCCGGTATTCGCACTCCGACAGCAGGTGGGTATGGTCGCTGTTCATGCACTGGACCAGCACCTTGTCGCCGGCGATCAGGTTGCCGTTCTTGACCCGCTTGGCGACCATCTCGTCGGTAATCATCTCCTGCGGGCACTTGGTGCGGATCACCGGATTGTCCTGCAGAAGGTGGAACTCCTGGGGAAGGATCTGCTGGGTCATGGTCTCTCCTCTGATGCGGCGCGCCAGGCCAGATAGAGGTCCCGGTCGCTGTCCTTGTTCGTCTTGCGATAGGTCTGGTCCCGAAGCGCCAGTCCGTTGCTGAAATGATGATGCCGGAGGATCACGTCGGGCACCCGCCGAAATACCCCGCGCTGGCGTGCAATATCGCCCCAAACGGTGTCGATGTACAGCCTGTCAAGATCGGGCAGGGCCAGCCAGCCCATTTCGCGGACCAGATCGCCGCCGAGGACGAAGTGCGGGCACCCCTCGGCGTCGTGGCCGCCGCCCGGCACCGCCATGCCGTCCCGGCCCGCCGCGGCGATCAGCTTGGCGTCCCACCCAGGCGTCTCGGGCACCACGTCATCGGCGATGAAGCCCCACCAGGGCCGCCAGGGCGTCCGCCTGTAAGCCTCGTTGTAGATCCCGGACAACGGAAGCCTCGGGCCGATCTCGCGCACCCACGGCCCTGCCAGGGCCAGCGCGAGGTATCCTCCAATCATGGGATCGTCGTGATCCAGGCGAAGCCAGCCGGGCGACGTGGCGTGGCGGACCGCCCGTTGGGCGAACAGCCGCTCGATGTTATGCGGCCGACCTCGGCTCGGAAGAATCCACATGGAGCCCCAACCGTTCCAGCATCCCGCCGTAAATCCTGGCCGGACTATACTGCTCGCGCACGCACAATGATAGGGCCTGCGCGGCAAGGTCGATTTCCTCGTCGCTGACATTGGCGATCACGTCGGCGGCGTCCCGGGCATCCTTCCAAGTGAGGTAGCAGCCCGGCGCGAACCATTCTCCGATCGGCGACTTGTGCGATTCCAGCAGGGCGCAGCCGGCCCAGCCCGCCTCGATCACGCGCCCCTTGATGTGGTGGGCCAGGCCGGTCCCGGTCCACGACGTATTGAGCAGGATCCTGGACCGGCGCAGGAACTTGGCATGACTGGCATACCCGTCGGCCGCCTCGCGCCGGCGCACGGTCAGCCCGCCGAACCATTCCAGGGCGTTGACGATCTCCGAGCGGGTGTTCCAGCGCCCGACCGTGCCGGAGAAGCCGCAGCGGATATCGCGCGGCGCGCCCTGGTCGCGGAATGGCGCCGGGTCGACCGGCGTCAGGGTTGCCAGATCGACCGGGGCATGGTGGGCGCCGTCGATCGCGACTTGAAGGTCGAAGCAGTTCTGGCGCCGGTAGTTTTCCAGCGGGCCATGCCAGGGCCGGTCGGCGGCGTCCGAGACGATGTTGACGGTCGGCGCCACGGCGCGGATCGAGCGCAGCGCGTCGTACCGGGGATTGCCGGGGCCTGAGCACGCCCCGATGTAGAAGATCACGGCCGGCCTGATCTCCTGCGCCGCCTCGACGGCCTGCCAGTCGTTGCGCACGCCCTGCGGGTTCAACGTGACATGGGCGGCCGGGATCGGCGCGAAGCTGTTCCAGGCCCGGACGTGATTGGCGCAGTCGACCGTCTTGGTCGTAATGAACAGGGCCTTCATGGCAGCAGACTTTCCTGCTTCACAGGCTTCGGCGGCTCAATGAACATGTCCGGCTGGGCATAAGCCTGTTCAATTCGCTTGCAGGCTATGTCGAAATACTTGGGGTCTATCTCGATTCCGATGAACTTGCGGCCCAGCTTGGCGCAGGCAACGCCCGTCGTGCCGCTGCCCATGAAGGGGTCGAGGATGGTTGACCAACCCGTCGGCTCCAAGAGTTCATGGATCAGACCAAGTGGCTTCTCGCACGGGTGCCGGCCTTCGGTGACTGTCCTGTGTGTCAACACGTCGGAGCGCCCCGCAGCGTTCTCTGTTGCTTTCTGGCGCGCCGCGATCATGGTCTTCTGTTTCCGGTCGATCGCAGCCTGCAGAGCAGCGTCAAGTTCGCCATTCATTTTGAGAATGACCTTCAACCCGGCCGCCTGTTCCGGCGTTGGCAGGCAGGCGCCCTCTTCCCATCTGTAGCAAAGGCCCGTTTTCTTGCCGCGCAACTGAACCTCGACGGCGCCGCGTGTCAGGCCGGCCCGTACGCGGGCGGCACGAATGATCTGCGCGAGGTCGGTGTCGCGCGCCTCCACCACTGACCACGTTTTGCCCTGATGGCAGTGGAAGATGGTCTCATAGGCAAACCAGCGGCGACACTCGCTCGCACCGGAAAGCTGGCTCCCCGGCGGCTTTGCCCATATCATGGCCCGCACGCGCGGGTAGATCATCCGGCATAAACGATGGACGGCATTGTCGCCGTGGCCGAATATCAAGGCTTCCTTTGAAAGCGGTGCTGAAGCCGCCAGCCACGACATGGAAAACAACGCGAATTGGCGCTCATCCATATCGTCCCAAACGTCATCCCGCACCCCATAAGGTGGGTCCGTGACCACCGCATCCACCTTGCCGAGCGTCGGCAAGATTTCCAGGCAATCCCCGCATGCAAGGCGCGCATCGCCGATTTCGACCCATTCAACCATTGCGTCGATTGTCCCAATCGCGCCCGTACCGGCATGGGCGGCATTGATAATTGCCGGAAAGGCGTGACGCAACGGCGGGCGAATACCATTTTTCCCGGCCACATTTGTTGCACGCAACCAAACGGCCACTACCATGCGCGCGATTGTGGCTTGCCCGCGTCTCAATACTCAGGTTTTCGGGACGATTGTCGGCCCTATTGCCGTTGATGTGATGAACAACCTCTCCATCCCGCAATGGCCGACCGACTTTTTGTTCGGCTATGACACGGTGTTCGCGGCGACCTTGATTTGCGCCCCATATTTTTGATGTGAGGGTTATATACCCATTGCCGTCACGGCTTTTCCCTGTGCCGAAAAGATGGTGATCCGGCCCAGCGCGCCTGCGCTTATCCCCCAGGTAAAGCGTGGCATCGCCGATCTGGACCGGGCTGGTCATGTCTCGGCCAGGATCAGCTGGCTGCCGCCCTGTTCGAATCGCACCGGCACTGACAGCAGGCCCGTGGCGTCGATCACCGCCTGGCGCCGGTCCGGCGGAACGCAGAACAGCATGAAGCCGCCGCCGCCGGCGCCGAGCACCTTGCCGCCATAGGCCCCCGCCGCGCGCCCACGCTCGTAGATTGCATCCAGGGCCGGGTTGCTCACCTTGTCGGACAGCCCCCGCTTGAGCAGCCAGGATTCGTGGAGCAGCGCCCCGAACTCGGCCATGTCGCCGGCGGACATCGCCTCGGCGGCCGGGCTCACCAGCTCGACGATCCGGTGCAGCTCGCCCAGCTTGCGGTCAACGTTGTCGACCTGGGCCGCGGCGATCTCCGATGCATGGCGCTGCACATCGGTGAAAACCAGCACCAGATGATCCTCGATCTCCTTGCGCCGCCCATTGGTCAGAACCAGCGGCTCGACGCTGTAGCGCCCATCCCGGCCGAACCCGATGACGTTGACGCCGCCCCAGGCGCACTCGATCTGGTCCTGGATGCCGACGGTCTCCTTGAGCACGTCCTGCTCGACCGCGATCGCCTCGTTCGCCAGCGTGGCCCGGCCCGGGCGCTCGCCGGCCAGGGCATGCATGGCGTGCAGCATGCCGACCGTGAAGGCAGAGGAGGAACCGAGGCCACTGCGGGCAGGGAGATCCCCCGCATGATTGACCTCGATTCCGTCCTCCACGCCAAGGTACTGCAGAACCCCCCGAACCCCGGCGTGCTGGATATCCTTGACCAGATCAACTTTCTCGAACGTCGACCAGACGATCCGATATTTGGTGCCCAGAAATGGCGGCATGCGGCGCGCGCTGATGTAGCAGTAGCGGTCGATCGTGCTGGTCAGCACCTGCCCGCCGAACCGCTCGTAGTACCGGCGGTAATCGGACCCGCCTCCGAAGAAAGACACTCTGTATGGAGTTCTGACGATTATAATGATGACATCTCCTTTTGACACGCGCTCCTGACAATCTCGCTCGACGAGCGCGCCTTGGCGCCGCCGATGCCGAACAATTCCATGATGTCGAGATCGGCGCAGACCGCGTGCTCGCGCGGGTCGGCCGTTGTGCGGTCGCCGCCGTTGGCGAAGGCGGTCGGCCTGATCCGGCGCAACGCCTCGCAGACAGTGCCGTCGCTATCGGTGACCGGCGTGACGTTAGTCACATGGCGGATCGCCAGCAGGATCGTGGCCCGGTCCGCCCAGGGCATGACGACATGGCCCTTCTTGCGCCGCAGCCATTCGTCGGAGTTGAGCGCCACGATGACCTCGCCATAGAGCGCGGCTTCCCTCAGCAGGGCCACATGACCGATATGGAGCGGATCGAACCCGCCGGAGACGAGAACCGTTTTCATCGCTGCAGCGGCACCTCTCTTTTGACCCGCTCGCGCCAGTAGGCCAGCAGGTCGGCCATGGTCTGCTCGAACGGGATCTCGGGTTTCCAGCCGGTGTGGTCCATGAATTTGGCACAGTCCGGTATCTGGTGGTCCGCGTCAAGGGGCCGGAGCCGCGCCGGGTCGACCCGCACTTCGCATCGGTAGCCCGCGGCGTCGAACAGGGCATCGAGGATGTGGCGCACCGTGCAGGTGTGCGTTCCGCCGATGTTGTAGACCTCGCCCGGCTGCGGGTCGACGGTCAGCAGCATGTGATAGGCTCGCACCGCGTCCCGCACGTCCGCCACGGTCCGCACCGCGTCCAGGTTGCCGACCTTCACGATCGGCGGTATCTGCCCGGCTTCGATCATGGCGATCTGCTTGGCGAAGGAGGACTCGGCGAAGACATCGCCGCGCCGCGGCCCGGTGTGCGTGAACATGCGTGTGGTCAGCACCTTGAGGCCATGAGCCTCGGCGTAGAGCACACCCAGCCGGTCAGCCGCGATCTTCGACACCGAATAGGGCGAGCTGGCGTGCATCGGGCAATCCTCGGCCATCGCGCCGGACGCCTTGCCGTAGACCTCGGATGACGAGCAATTATGCATGATCGCCTCGGGCGCGAAGCAAGTCAGTGCCTCGAGGAGGTTGAGCGTGCCGATCGCGTTGACCTGCATCGTGGCGGCCGGCGATTCGAAGCTCGCCTGCACGTAGCTCTGCGCCGCCAAGTGAAACACATAGTCGGGCATCGCCGATCGCACCGCCCCATCGACGGAGCCGGCATCGGTCAGGTCGCCTTCAATCAGCCATATCCGGTCTCTGGCATTGATCCGCGGTATCAACGCGCGCAGGTTGTCCAGCGAATCGCCCCAGCGCGTCATGCCGCAGATTTCCCAATCGGTCTTGGCCAACAGATACTCTGCCAGGTGAGAGCCGACGAATCCGGCCAGGCCGGTGATGAGCGCGCTGGTCATCAGGCGGCTCCGATCAGCGCCATGAACTCGTCGAGCGCGCCGGTCACCCGCTGGCAGGCGGCTTCATCCATCGCCTGATGGCAGGGCAGCGAGAAGCCGTTGCGCATCACCCGGTCGGCGTGGGGCAGGCGACCGACCGTGATGTGCGGCCAGAGGCGCATGCCGGGCTGCCGCGCGATGTTGCCGCAGATCACCGCCCGCGTCTCGATGCCATGGCGCTCGAAATGCTGGCGCAGCGCCTTGGCCTTGAACGGGGCATCGTCGCTGACGATTACCGGGAAACCGAACCAGGACGATCGGCCGCCCGGCGTCTCGTTCTGGATCGACAGGAAATGGCCGTAGCGCCGGAATCCTTCGGCCAGCCGCCCGGCGGCGGCGCGGCGCGCGTCGACGAACCCGGCGAGCTTGGGCAACTGCACCAGCCCGATCGCGGCGCTGACCTCGGTCGAACGCAGGTTGTAGCCGGCGTTGACGAACAGGAAGCGCGGGTCGATGTCGCGGTTCTTGTCGCGATAGGCGGTGTCGTCGTCCAGGTCGCGAGTCCAGCCATGGGCGCGCAGGATGCGGAGAAGATCGGTCATCTCCGGCGATCTCGGTATCACCATGCCACCTTCCAGCGTCGTGATGTGGTGCGAGAAGTAGAAGCTGAATGTGGCGAGATCCCCAAAGAGGCCGACATCGATGCCCCGGTAGGTGGCGCCAAGCGCCTCGCAGCAATCCTCGATCAGCCGCCGACCGGCGCGGCGATGCTTGCGTAGCGCATGCATGTCGCATGGGTTGCCGTAGACGTGAACGGGCATGATCGCCCTGGTGCGCGGCCCGATCGCCTTTTCGACCTCGGCCGGGTCCATGTTGAGCGTCAGGGGATCGATATCGACGATCTTCGGGATCAGCCCGTGCTGCACGAGCGGCCAGACCGTGGTCGACCAGGACAGGGCCGAGACGATCACCTCGTCGCCCGGTTCAAAGTACGGTGTCACCGGATTGCACAGCGCCGCGATGGCCAGCAGGTTGGCCGACGAGCCCGAGTTGACCATGACGGCGCCAGGACCGAAGTGCGATTCGAACTCCCGCACCTTGGCGCCGGCCGTCACGTTGGTCGAGCGCATGACCTCGACCGCGGCGGCGATTTCCTCCTCGCCGAAGGTCGGCTCGTGCAGCCTAATAGAGATCGGCGATCTCGACGATGACGCTTGGCCCGCTGCGGCTGAGGGCGTCTCGGTAGGCCGGTCCGGCATCTCGTGCATGTTCGATCCTCGTGAAATTGGTGTTGGGCATCATCGCCCGAAAAGGTTCGGTGAAATCCCCGACATGCTGCGGGCCCGGGTCCAGGGGCCGCGACGACCCGACGCCGACCCGCACGATGACATGGGCGCCCATCTTGTCCAGATGGTTCACAAGCTGGTTGGCGGCGAGGATCAGGAAGTTCCAGCGCGGGAAGATCGAAACCGGCACCAAGCCGGCCAGCGCCAGCCCGATGCTCATGCCGAGCTGGGCCTCCTCCATGACCGGCAGTTCGATGCGCTGCTCGAGCGGCACGTCCTGCAGCGTCGTCGACATGAACGTGCCCGGATCGCGAACGCCTTGGCCGAGGAAAACGACGCGCGGGTCGCCGGCCAGATCCTCCATGGCCTGCGAAAGTGCGGCCCGGTACTCAGAACTGGACGCGCTGTCCTGCGCCGGCGTGCGGCCACTTGCTGCGATATTCATAGTGCCTCACATGATCGCGCCTGGTCCGCGACGGGCCCCAGACTTCCTCGGTGTTCGTGCAGACCGAGACGCCGTTGTCCTCGATGACCCACCTGATCGGCAGGTCGCGGTTCGCGCTGTACTTGATGCATTCGTGGGCGATGCCGGTGTGCGCCGTCATGTCGCCCATGAAGCACCAGACCATCTCGTCCCGCTTGGCCCGCGCGATCGCCATGGCCACGCCGAGCGCGTGCGGGATGGTGCCGCCGACGATGGCCGAGCCGTGGACCCGGTATCCGGGGAAGTGCAGCGCCATGGATTCGCCGCGGTGGATCGCCGCCCGCAACGCCTCGGCCGGCACGCCCGCCAGCAGGGCTTTCAGATGCATGCGCCAGGAGCCGAAGATCCAGTCCCGCGCCCGCACGTCCTCGAAGATGGCGATCAGCGCATCCTCGTTGCCCTGTTCCAGGTGCACCGGATAGGGGATGAGGCCGGCGTTGAACTCGGCCGCGATGGATTCCTCGAAGGCGATCAGATCGTCTCGGGTCATGCCGCCCCCAGCAGCTTCCTCGGCAGCTTGTGCATCGCCATGATCTGGATCTCGGCGCGCTTGATTGGCCCGAATTTGTCACCAATCCAATTCAGATACCGCTCGTCCTCGAAGTAGGCCCGAAAAGCGCAATCCCGAAATGCCAGAACCTCGGCGCTGGTCAGGGTCGCGGTGGGCAGCGGCGTCGTGTCGTACGAGTGCTGACTGTAGCCCGACCAGCTATCAGGCAGCTCTTCCGGCTTCGTCTCCGCGAACAGGCGTGATCCTGGATACGGCATCGCCGCGTAAAAGTTCGCGAAATCCAGACCGAGCGATTTGGCCAGATCCAATGTCGCCGCCATGCTTTCGCCCATGTCGTCCGGCAGCCCGAAGATGAAATTGCCCAACACGCAAATTCCCGCTTCCTGAATCGCCTTCACCACATCGCGGATGTCGCCGTCGTCCAGCGATTTCTTGGCCCCGTCGCGGACATGAGCCGAGGCGGACTCGATGCCCAGCGCCAGCCAGCGGATGCCGGCGCGGCGCAGCAGGGCCAGAGTATCGGGCTTCACCGTATCGACCCGGGCATAGGCCCAGATGTTGAGCTCGTCGGCGAAGGGCAGCGCCGCCAGGCCCTCGCAGATCGGGCCGTAGTGCTTGGGGTTGAGCACGAACATCTCGTCGACGATCTTGAAGGTCCGCACGCCATAGACCCGGTACAGCATTTCGATCTCGGCGACGACCTTCTCGGGCGAACGGCGCCGGTAGCCGGGCCCGCCGAACGGTGCGTTGATGCAGCAGAACGAGCAGTTCCTGACCAGGACATTATTGGCGAAGAACCATCCGGTCGCCGGCACCGTGAGGCAGTATACGTCGCCCGGCTCCTTTAGCCATTCAACGCGACTGACACGATGATTGACCTCAGCACAGCGCGAGCGTGCGCCGGTCCTTTTGCCGTGCTTGTAATTCGGGTTTTTCTTGCCGAGCTTGGACTCGCGATACCGTCGGCGCGATTCGTCGGATCGAACTTTCCCCCGGTTCGCCTGCGACAGGCTGGCTCGCCATTCTGCGCCCAGGCCATTTTTGGTCGGGTTGTTCACGCGCATCCGCTCGGCCACTTCCGGGTGCGCGGCGGCATGATCGGCAGCGGAGGCGAAGAGATGAAGATTGTCCGGGTGGTCGTTGGACTTGTCGTGGTCACGATGGTGAACGTGTTCCTGTGCCGACAATTGACGCCCTTCAAGATAGTCCACCACCATTCTTGATCTGTGGCGTCTGTCCCTTCGCGCCCACGCCGCATAGACATACCCGACAGGATGCTGCTCGAAGCGCAAGGCGCGGACATGGGCGCCAACCGGCAAGTGCTGCGCCTCGCACTCCCATTGCCGCTTGGCGGACTTGCCGTTGCCCCATTTGAATTGCAGGAATCGGTGATCCGGGGTGCAGTCGATGTGCGTCCCATCATCGAAATGGACTCGGACAAGCTGCTGCGCATCGCCATATTTTCGCGCGTTGATGGCGTCTGCGATGAAAGCACGCCCGGTCGCCGGATCATAGGTGTAGACCGGCACGCCCGCATCGCCATATTTTTCCGCGATTTCGCGAATTGCCATGTCGCCGTAAATCGTGTGGATCGGTGTCTCGCCCGCCAAGCATTTATAGGGGCATCCCAGGCTGGTGTAGATGGCCGCGTAGGGCCGGCGCGGGCTGCCGTCGAAGCATTGCCAGTTGTGCGCCCGATAGCGGCTCATGGGCAGCAGATCCCAGGTGTCGCCGTGGAGGTCTGTATCGACGAACTCGATCTTGGCGGCCGGCGCGTTCCGGCCTTCCGCCCAGAGCAGCCCGCGGGCCTTGGCTGGGCCTTTGTCCAGAATGTCCGCGATTGTCAGCGGCCCTTCACCGATGCAGACATAATCGACCATCTCTTCCCGCAGGGTCCGCTCGGGCAGGGCCGAGACATGGCCGCCGGCGATCGCGATGGTCTGGTCCGGGCTGCGCCGCTTGATGGCGCGCGCGGTCAAGCCGGCCGCCGCCATGCTCTGCGTCGAGGCCGAGGGCTGGTGGCCATGCACGACCAGACAGACCAGTCTAGGCGCCGCCTCGCCGATCT